GGCGATAGTTGTCTAACTGCAGCCATTAGATCTTTTTCAACAAGTTCTTCAAAGTCAGTAACGATTATGGGTTCAAGTGAAAAGGCTTTACAGTAACTAAGAAGGCTGTCATTTGAGTAACTTCCAGGAAGAACTGGTTGTTTCTCATAGTCTCCTTGTTTCATCCAATAGGCTAAACCACCCTGTAATTCCCCTTCTAGTCGTTCGCTTCCCTGGCGACTCAGAACACTGTAAAAGGTTCCAACTAGAGGGCAATCTGCATACAAAGATAGTCCGCACAATCCAACATCTCTGAGATAATTGTAATAGTTTGCTACACCTCTGGACGAAATGGCAATCATGTCCTTGAAAACACTCTGTGGTTTCCGCACCATCATCCACCCTCGATCCAATCGAACGGGTTTCATTTGGCAAAATTCAATATGCTCAACACAATAAACAGGCTCTTCAGCAACCATGTTGAATCCATAAGCAACAAAGAAAAGATCAAAACCATCAAGAAATTTTGGCAGTTCAGATAATTCCATTATTGCTACTGAATCATCTCCATTATTAACTAATTTGAAATTCAATCCTAGGATTTCCTTCCAACGTAATAACACAGAAGTCATGAGAATTACGTTTCCCACTGAAGTATTCATATCACCGGACATTCTGCCAGCTGTTTTATACTCGAAATCGAAAATGTCTCCTTTACCCTTGCAAAAGTTCACAAGTTGGCGTCTCAACAACCAATACAACTCTGAATCACCTTTCCTGCGACTGCGGAAAAGGCGCCTATAAACGGAATGTTCAAAGTCGAGAGCTTGTCTTGACACGTGCTGATCAAATCTACTGGCATCCAGCCCTACCGCAACCGGACAGGAAAAGGAGTGCCACTTCCTCACAATTTGAGCAGCCATCGCAGGTAAAGTACAATGCTTAAATACTGTTTCTTCTCCCCATAAAGTGTCTATACCCTTGTAAATGGCCAGTTCATTGTACTTGTTTATGTACTGACCAAGAAGTATGTTGTACTTGTATGACCGAGGTGATATGATTCTAGGATCTTTGTCTGGTGTTGCAACAAGTTCCCATTTTATAAAAATGTTAACATGCCAATCTTTAGGCAAAAGTTTTCCTTGATCCAATAATTCTTGATAAGCTTGAGCGTAGGCCTGGTATTTACCTTTAGGTCTACTATCTACAAACTCTTCTCGAGTTATCTTCCTCACCCTTACACACGAGGCCAACCGCCTTCCCACACCTTGTAAGTCGCCAAACCACACAGGTTGGAGATATTTGCTAAGAATGAAAGGCAAATCTCGCCCTTCATGCATAGGTGCATCTCTAAGGCCCTTGATAAGATAATGAGGCAAATAATGGTATTTTCCAATTAATTGATCATAATCAAATCCTGGGTTCTTAATTATCAACACCCTGTTACAGATGCCAATAAACATGTTGTGTGATGTTGAGTTGAAACAGCTCCACTGCCCGACAACTCCGGCCGGGCCCACATAT